CTCATACTTCTTAGAATTTTGAATCTAGTTGTTAATCCAAATTCACAAAATTTAAATGTCGTCTGGGGATGACAAGGTCTTATTGCCACAACCCGTGGTACCTCAGAGAGAGAGTTTTTCGGAGGATATTAGTAGATCATCCAGCGATGGTGCACTCATACAACACGCTGTCCCGGCGTTGGCGTCATCTCAATCGGATCTCGTTGTTAAGACCAATGGATTTTCGTCAGGACATTCCTGGCTTGATGAATCCACTCGATCCGGCGATGCTTCTTCTAGCTCGTCTTCATCACTTGGCAATAGTATGTCGAACGCTGGGACGCGTTCCCAATCATCCAGTGATAATGTCAATACAAACGGAAGTGCGTCAGACATTCCGTTCTCATCCAATTCCTATGTGGTTACGAATTCACTTGACATACTTCTATCTCGAAATTCTCCGTATTTCTCAATTGTCAGCTATGCCACCCTTAATGAGACTGGCCGCATTGAGTACCGATCACTTGTAGGTCGTGTTTTACATTTACATCATATTGCAGACATAAACCAATTTTTACTTCCTAATACCCCTGTAAATTGTGATAATTTGTGGCATTTATCTTGTGCTACTCGTACTTTATCACGTTTTTGTCCTGGATGTGGTCAAATGAAATATTTGGAATTTCGTAATAACGGGTTCCATATTACATATGCGAAATTACCTGCTTTAGCACCTTTAACTCCTTCCTCTAGACCAGGTATTTGTTCATCGTCGTACGATTCTAATAGCAATGTTCTTTCCATCAAGCGTGAGGCTACTGATGCTGAGAGAAATGCAATGAGTTATGTACGTCTTCCAACGCGTTATCAAGAATTACGCGTGCAATTTGATGATAGTCAATTATCTTATGGTGCACAATCTGCATCATCTTCTTCATCATCTGTTGCTTCCTCTTCAGTAATTGCGCAACAGATTCAGAGGCATGAGGAAAACACTCTGTTGGAGAGTATGCATGAACGTCATCGTCGTTGTGTTCAGCGTCGTTTTGCTGTGTCAATGTTTGGTGCTTGGCTTTTAGGAACATCCGTAATTTTCTTTTCTCCTGTATTACTTGCTGCGACATTTAGTGTTGCAGCAATTAGATATTATATTAATGATGATGAGAATATAGAAAATTTACCAACAGTTCTTTCTGGGGCAAAGATTTGTGCTGGTAATTCAATTAAATATGTTTCTACTAAAACAGCTGATGTGGCTCATGCAAGTGCTAATGGTGTAAAAACTGCTGTAACATCCACAGTATTTGGTGCTAAAGCTACTATTGATTATGTGCATGAAAAAGCTCGTAGTTTGGTTATGCCGGATTATAAAACAATATTTACAGGAATTGCTTCTCTAATGGTTCTTTCCAGTATTGTTTTTGCATGTTATCGTCGTTATTTATCAACAACAAAAACTGTTCAAAAGAGACGTGCATCTGAAACATCTCATCAATTTCGTAAACGTGTTCATGAAAGTTTTGATTTAGCTTCCGTTAATGTTATATCGGATACTGTATCGAATATAATGGCCGTTGTGGGGTGTACGGGTGCTCTTACTATTGGTGTCGTTAATTCCGTTAAGATGTATGGATTTGTACGTTCTGTTCTTGGTATGGTTCGTGATTCTACAAAAGCTATTCTTATTTTATTACGAATATTTAATGCTGACACAAATGTTGATAAAGATGTTGAATTGGTAGCTGAAGAGATCGGAAAAGTTGCTCCCAAAGTTGATAACGTAGATGATGATGTTATGTCAGATGATGATGATGAGAAAGAAGCTATTCCTATTGTGCCGAGTCCAATAGTTGAAAAATCAGATACTGATAAATATTTTTCTAGAATTATGAAAATATGTAAGGATAATATTTATTTGTTTTCTGGTTTTATTATTATAGCGTGTTTAGCCGCTGTTTATTATGTTCGTCATATGAAAAAACAAAAGCGTGCTGAGGCTGCTATTAAAAACACGTGCGTAGTATGGATTAATACTACCAAGAAAATATTTTGTGCTTATGAAGATCCGGACGTTATCAATGGTGCTGAAACATTGCATATTGATCTTATTGAGAAAGAATCTGATCTTCCTGATAAATTTGTGTTAATTTATGATTATACATTAAATGCATCATATCCCAAATGGTTAGTCCATAATGCTGCTCTTACTATTTCACCTGATTCTTGGTATACGAAACGTCAGAGAGAAGGTGGTGATCGTGGAGGAAAAAATTCACGTGTTCATAATAAAATTAATCATAAAAATATTACTCGTATTTATAAAATGCATCATCGTTCTCGTGGTGGTTGGATTGCTTATGATGAAGATGGTAATGAAGTTCAAAAAGACCAAATGGAAGTTGGTTCCGCTTTGGTTTTTGAGAATACTGGAGAGATGATTGATTATGCTAATGAAAATGATTTAACTGATTTTATTCCGTATGGGGGTGTTGATTATTATAATGACACTGATCTTGTTCGGATTGATTTAGCAGCTAATAGTAATTGGGGTGTTGATAAAGGTTCAGTTTTTGATAAAATGATGTCTGGTCGAGATGAGAGTGGTGTTCCACCACCTCTCCCAGTATGGACACATAACACTCCAAAATTATTATTAGCATCCACCGCAACTTCTTCATCACCTTCATCAGTAAAGATTAGTCCTATTGTATCCGAAACGACTCGTCTTTCTGATCCTCCTTTACGTTATGGAAAATTGGATATGGCAACTAATTATGATTTTTATACTAAACGACTTTTGAAACCCACTCGTGGAATTTTAGTAAATCATAATGTGTCATCATCCATTTTTCCTGTTAATACTACTACTTCTTCTGTTGATAGTTCTAGTGCTCCTACTACTACTACCGTAACAATTACACAAGTTGCTAAGCATGGTGATGGTCCCTTGGCTATGCCTTTTTCTGTTCCTATTTTGCAACCTGCTAAATTAGCTACACCTTCTCCTGCTCTGCAACCTGTTAAACCAGTCATATCTGTTGCTCCTGTGCGTGAGGTTGCTAATCAGGATTTGTCTCCAAAGAGAATGTTTTGTGATAATTATTATTGTCAAGGAGTGTGTAAGCGTCCACATAAACCTCGTAAGATAAAGTGGTTGTATGCAAAATTTCCAGCTAACGCACATAAATTTGACCCTACACATCAATATGCTCCGCGTTTTACTTCTAAGAATGAGATTGCGGCTGTAGCTTCCGTTCCTCAAAAGAAAGAGGCTTTGGGGTCATCATCCGCAAATCCAATTTCTTTTTATTATAACAGAGTTGGTATAGTTACAGTCCATTTTTCTCCGGGTTGTGCTAAGGCTACTAAGGAGAATTCATTTATAACAATTATGGGTAAATCAGTTACAACGAAACACACTTTTCAAGTTGATGATTCTGATGTATTGGATTTAACTAAAATCGTCCAAATAGATTTGACTCTGGATGGTGTTGTTAAACCGTTAGCTAAGGAAAAATTACAGTTTCATCAAACTTTAGATATTGCTTCTTTTCAATGTCCAATGAATACTCAAAGTTTTCAACCTGCTCGTGATATTAAAACCGAGCTTAAGCTAGTGCTCCCATCTGCTGATAGATCAAAATGGGTTGTCACGCATGGAAAGAAAGTATCAGAAAATGATGTTTCCATTGTTTATACTTGTGCTACTGATTATGGATGGTGTGGTTCACCTGTGCTTGATGTTAATGATCATGTTGTTGGTGTACATGTTGCAGGTTCTGGTAATGCTGGTTCGGAGCCAAGAAATGAGTGTGTTCGCATTAGTGCCATTGCGTCATTTCTTGGTTGTTCAAAAAACTTATAGGTCCCTCGTCGTCAGTCTTTGACTGGCTACGAGGGCAATGTGATTTTGTGAAACGTCACATTGCATGTTCTTCTGATTACGACTACGCTAAGTACGCTGTATTGTATGATCACGGGTTTACACCCGTTGGTTTTAGTCAACGTAGTACCGGTTATCGTAATAAGCAACATTTCGACCCTCATTTTCACAAATTTCTTCAATTGAACAACTTACCTCCACCCACTGCCCATTTATATGCCCATGCTAATGAGAAAGCTGAATTACCATCTTTGCAAAAATATGCTAAACCATGTCCAGGTTCGGTTGACATGGAAGCTCTTCAGCTCGCTTCGAATTGGTTACATAAACATTTCTTTCCGATCATGTGTAATTCTGTTGAGATGACACATGATGAAGCTTGGACCTTATTGGATAAGACTGCATCAGCAGGTTATCCTTGGTCTTTAAAGTACCCTACCAAAAATGCTTTTTATGCAGCTGGTGGTTCATCCATCCTAGATGCGTTTTGGGAAAAATTGGAAGAAGGTGATGCTTGGTCACCTATTTGGACGGATGCTGTCAAAGCTGAAATCCGACCAATTGACAAGGTGCTTAATAATAAATTGCGTACGTTTTGTGCATCTCCTGTGGAACACGTTCACGCGTGCGCTCGTGCTTGTGGTGATATGAATGCTAAATTTTATAATTTCGCAAATCGTCATCAAAAAGGTTTCTGGTCTTGTGTTGGTATGAGTAAGTTCTACCGTGGCTGGAATTCCCTTGCAAATCGGTTACTTCGTGATGGTTTTAATTTAGGTATATCTTTGGATGTATCTGAGTATGATAGTTCTGTTAATGTTTTTATTTTTAATATCATACGTTTGTTCCGTCAACGTTGTAATCCTTCTAATGCTAATAAAATCACAACTTTATATCGCGAGATCATAAATACTTTAATGATTCTTTGCGACGGTACTTTGATGCGTAAATCCACTGGTAATCCTAGTGGTTCAGAGAACACTGTTGTTGATAATACTCTTGGACTTTATCTTTTATTATCGTACTGTTTTATCGTTCAGTACAAACGAAGATTTGGTTCTTATCCTACTTATTCTTTGTTTACACAGAATGTTGAGGCCGCTCTATATGGAGATGATAACACCTTTACTGCGTCTACGTGGTTTTGGAGTTGGTTTGATTTAAAAGAAATGAGAAGCGATGCTTTGTCCCTTGGATTTAAACTTACTGCTGATAATGATGATTTTGTTCCAAAACCATTATCAGAATTAACTTTTCTTAGCCAACGTTTTCATTTTGAAACCCATCTCTCAATTTGGGTCCCCGTTCCGTCTAAAAGCCGAATAATTTCTTCTATGTTGTATGGTTCGGCGCAACGCGATATGCGGTTTTCGTTATTACGCGCTAGTGCTTTACTTATTGAAGGTTACTTTAATGTTGCGGTTCGCGCAATTTTACAAAACTTCATTAATTTTATTTTGCAACATAATTTACCTGAAGGAATTGTTTATCAAGACATTACTTATTCACAAATTCTGGCTAATGTTCGAACACGTCCAGAAATTCTTGGTTTGTATATGTCTCGCATGGAAACTGTGAGTGCGGTAAATGGTAGTCACTCAATGCCATTTAAAAACATTCCATGCCTCGAACAAAGAAATTTGGTCCTCTCACAAAAGCCGTTACCGTTTCCCGCCAAGCAAAGCGCAAACGTCGAAATCTTGCTCGACGAGCCAAGCGCAAAGCTGGAGGGACAACAATAGTTAATATCGGAAAGCCTCCAGTTGTTAAGAAAGAGGGTAACTACATCACTGATTTATTTCGTGGTGCTGGTAAAGCTCTTTCTTACTCTGGAGAAGAATCAAATGGTGCCGTTAATCGTGCTGTTCGTGCCGGTGCTTCTGCACTCGGCTCTCATTTTTTTGGTTCTGCTGCCGGTAATTACATTGGTAACGCGGCTTCATACTTCGCAAAGTTGTTAGGTGCTGGAAATTATGGTTCAAGTGCTATGCGTAGTATTAGAGGTAACACTTTGTTGAAAGGAAATGATAGTGGTTTTACTACTAACACCATGCCCATGTTCGATAATGGATCTGGTGGTTCTATCACTTTAACTCACAAGGAGTATGTTGCTGATGTACTTTCCTCTACCATATTTCAAACTACAACTTATTATAATAACCCTGGAAATAGTACTTTATTTCCATGGTTATCACAACTTGCTGCTCTTTATGAAGAGTTTTATATCATGGGAATGGTTTATGAATATAAACCTACATCCGCTGCCGCTGTTGGTACAACCAACTCTGCTATGGGAGTTGTTGTAATGGCTACTGATTATGATGTGGCTGATGTCACATTTTTAACCAAACAATCAATGGAAGCGGCTGAATACTCCACATCTGGAGTGCCTTTTGATTGTCAAGTTCATCCTATTGAGTGTGCTCGTTCACGAACACCTTTCATTTCATATTATGTATCAAACGCAAATACACCTACTGGTTTGCCTGCTGGAGTTTCTATGCATGAATATTTCCCTAGTGCAACAACCATTGCTACAGTTGGTCAACAATCATCTGGTCAAGCAATTGGTGAGCTTTGGGTTACTTATCATGTTGTTTTAATGAAACCTATTTTGGAATTAAATTCGTCTTTTTCTTTTGCTCAACACATCTCTGGTACAATAGGTACTTCTGGTGCAGTTACGCAAATATCGAATCATTCCAATGGTACTCCATATACCATATCTTATGGAACTGCTACTGCTGTTTTGCAGCCCTCTGCGCAACATGTTGGTAGTACGTATCTTTTTCTGGCTCGTACGACTCAATCAAATAATTCTAATTACACAGCTACATCACCAAATTATTTTATTGCTAGTGGTCCTGGTATTGTTTTAGATAATAATTCAGTAACAAACACTGGTACAAATACTGCTCCTGCTACTGATGGAGTTATTTATAATAATAGTGGTCCTGCTGGGCGAACTTGTGGAACAGCTATTTGGGGTATTTATTCAATTGTTAATACGTTGAATAATTTGTCTGTTAATTTGCCATATATCAGTGGTCAGACTACTGGTTTTGAAATTTTCATTACACCTTATAATATTACTGTTTCACTTTCTCGTGATGTGATTGAAGACCGTATTGCTCGTTTAGAGCAACAGTTGGCTATGCAGCTTGCTAGTCAACCGGCTGCACCTTCTACGGCCCCTTTAGTTACATCACATTTCGCTTCTTCATCTTCATCTTCTGAAAATACAACACCTTCACCAGTTGTGATTTCTCATGATGATTATAATCGTTTGATTAATATTAATAAACGTTAGTTATGCTTATAGTTTTTAGTGTGTTGTTCTTTCTTTTTTTATGAACAACATTTTGCACTTTTTATCTAGTTGTGCTCCTTATCAACCTAAAAATTGATGAGTCGTAGCCAAGCTTTCTATTTCTCCATTAGGGAGTGAGTCGTTGTTAGATG